GTAAAAGCACTATCTGATAAAGTAGATGCTCTTACTAATTTGTTAAGCAATCAATCCCCCAGTAAAGAAACTCAGCAATTGAAATTGGACAGGATTAATAGAAAGCAAAAGGATGTGAGTATAAATGCCCAGTCAGATGTATAATTCAATGAATCAATTCCCGCAGAGCAATCCGATTTTTCAGATGTTCGGAGGTGAGAATAATTTCTATAGCAGATTCAACGCATTCGCGAGTAATTTCTATAGTAATAACCAAGGATTATCACCAGAGCAGATTGTGAGAAACAAAATTGCTAGCGGTGAAATGACGCAAGAGCAGTTCAATAGGTTTAGCAATATTGCCAATATTATATCCGGTAGATAAAAGTGCTTAAAAACGCTCAGCCAGAGCGCTTTTAAAATATTTTTTATAGGAGGAATAATCTATGTCAGTACTTGATTATTCTAATGGCATGCCCGGCGTAAACGTCTTCCCCGGTGGAACCACCTCTGGGGCAGGTATGTGGGGTGGCGACGGAGCTTGGTGGCTCATCGTTCTCTTCTTGTTTGCGTTTGCCGGTAACGGTTGGGGCAACAATGGTTTTGGTGGCGGAAATTGCGCCGCAGATATGCAGAGAGGCTTCGATCAGCAGTCTGTAATGTCTGGTATTAATGGTATTAATTCCAGTCTTGCTTCTGCCGATGTAAGTCGTTGCAATTTGCAGACGAACATTCTCCAGGCACTTAATAACCTTGGAACACAGCAGCAGAATTGTTGTTGTGAGAACAGATTGGCAACTGCTAATCTTAATTCTACTATCCTGGCTGAGAATTGCGCGGATAGAACAGCTGTATCAGATGCTAAAACAGACATCCTTACAGCAATTAATTCCGGCATCCAGTCCATCCAGGATAAGTTGTGTCAGCAGGAGATTGACGCGCTCAAGACACAGAATGCAAATCTCCAGACACAGATTAATCTTGCGAACTTGCAGGCTTCTCAGACAGCTCAGACAGCAAAAATTCTTGCTGACAATGCTGCCCAGACGGTTGCAGTCGAGCAGTATCTCAATCCTACTCCGAGACCTGCTTATGTCGTTCCGAATCCTAATTGCTGCGGTCAGTACTACAATTCTTGTGGATGTGGCGTAGCTTAAAGGAGGTGGGTCAAAATGGCTGAATACAGTTCAAATACTGTTCAGACAGTAAATCCGGGTGAAAGTATTATTTTCACCGATACCCCGGTTCCTTGTACTAGAGGATTTGTTAGACATAGGGAAGGTTCAGGAAATTTCCTACTCAGCGGTTGGACTCCGAGAAAATCATGTGGTTGCAGAAGTAATTATGCATCATATTTGGTAGACTTTGGAGCAAATATCGCTATTCCAGAAGGTCAGACAGTTGGAGAAATCTCAGTTGCTATTAATATCGATGGTAGTACAATCCCATCTAGCACTATGCGAGTAACTCCAGCTGCCGTTGAAAATTTCTCAAATGTTAGTAGGGCGATAAATGCCAAGGTATGGAATGGTTGTTGTGAAACCATCACAGTAACAAATACCAGCGCAATACCGATACTTGTGCAAGAAGCTAACATCATATTTTCGAGACCCGATCTTGCGGTTACTTACTAAGGAGGATTGACATGGAAACTTATAACGAACTTAAGCATCTTGTCAATCGTGAATTAGATAAAGTAGTCGACAAAGGTGATCTTACTCCTTCAGAAGTAGAATGTGTCTACAAGATGGTTAAGACCCTTAGCATGATTGACAATATGGAAACTGGTAACGACTATTCCGGAAAGCTCCAGATGTATTATAGCAGAGATGACTATAGCAGAGATAATTATAGCGGAGCAAGAATGAGAAATCCCTATAACGGTCGTTATATGAGTAGGGACAATATGGCTGATAGAAATTATAGCGGCCATAATGATATGGATCTTATAAAAGATCTTGAGATGAAGCTTGATTACACCCAGAATGAAAGAGAACGTCAAGCAATAATCGATACAATTAACATCATTAAAAACAAAGATTAATGAGTTTTAAAAGTTGGGGGAGGCTTCTGAAATATGGGGGCCTCTCCTATTTTTACTGGAGGTAATAATGTACGAAGATTATGAGAATCTGGATTACCTCGCACACCATGGAATATTAGGTATGAAGTGGGGTAAACAGAATGGACCCCCATATCCATTATCGGACGCTAAACATGATAGGGTTGTTCAGCGAGCTGAAAAGAAAAGGATCAGAAGAGAGAAAAGAGCTGCTGATAAAAAAGCAAAAATACTATCCGATCCAAAAAAGATAGTTAAGTATCAATCTAAATTAACTAAAAGAGAAATAGATTCTGCGCTAAAGAAACTTGATAGCGTCGACAAAGTTCGAGAAAGAATAACAGAATCGACATTAAAGAAACACATAAAAAAAGTAAGGCTATCTAATAAGAAAAAAAGATGGGCAGCGACACCAGAAAAATTGCAAGCAAATGCCCATAAATTTACACCCGAAGAACTCGACGAAGCTATTAAATATTTACAGAATACCGAAAAGATATTTAATGCTAGATTGGAAAGGGCTTCGAGACCTAGCAAAGTAATAGGAACAATAGGAGCTGGTATAGGAAATGTAGCTAATACAATAGGCAATGTTAATAAAGTTAGAGATAATACGGCTAAATTATTTGGCGGATTTACAACTGACGAGAAACATAAACAATGGTTAAAAGAAAATACCAGTGATGAAATGTTTAAGATTTTAAACGAGAAGAAAAAAGGCAAAAAAGAAGACGACTAATATTAATTAGTTTATATATAAATTTTTACAAGAAAGGTGGAACAGACAGGTGATAAAATATGGCTGAATATTACATCGAACACTATGGTTATGTTGACGACGGTCATTCACTTGCCCATTATGGCGTAAGAGGAATGCGCTGGAGACGACACCAGTATACTGGAAACTCTAGTTATGACTATGATTACGGTGGATCTGCTCAGAGAAAATTCGGCGGTGGAGAAAGTTCAAGCGATAGCATCAGAAGAAATGTAGATGCGTGGTTCGCTAGAAGAAATCCTACCGCTAGAGATATCGCCGATAATGCCAGTCGTAGAAATATGACTGCAGAGGAAAGAGCTCGTAGAGATGCTCTTAGTGCCACAGAAACTGGCAGGAATAGAAGAGACACTTTCAATTCTTTTAAGCCAGATCGCGAGGCTCTTCGTGCTAACAAAAGAAAAGTTAGGAACTCTATAAAAGTTGGTGGGCATGACAGAGCTGAATATTATAGAACTCAGGGTGAAAAGACACTCAACTCCAGAGAAGCAGCTAACGCCAATATTGCCCAGGCAAGAAGTAAGCGTAGAAGAGGCCTTATAAGAACTGGCGAGCAGAGCAGGGCGAACTATTATAGACATCAGGGCGAACAGCGCTATGCTGATAGACGTGATCAGGCACTTGATGAGATATTTAATAGGCCTCGTAGAAGAAAGTCTAAAGGTTAAATAAAAAATAGGAGAACCATAAATGTCACTATCAAACACGGCAGTTCCTCGATATTATGGGGAATTTAGAGATGCTGTGGTTCGGGGCGAGATAGCTATAAATCAGTATATTGCCATGGAGATGAATAGGATTGACCGCCTAATTGCAAATCCTGGCATATTTTATGATGACCAAGCTGTTGAAGGTTGGGTTAGATTCTGCGAAGCTGAATTGACTCTTACAGATGGTTCCGACTTACATATGCTGGACTCTTTTAAATTATGGGGAGAAGAGATATTTGGTTGGTATTATTATGAAGAGCATCAGGTCATGGAAGAAACCGACAATGGTGGCGTAAGATACGTAACAAAGCTTATTAAACAGCGACTTACAAAAAAGCAATATTTAATAGTTGCCAGAGGTGCCGCTAAAACAATGTACGATGCGTGTATTCATGGGTATTTCTTAACAGTTGATAAGACAACAACTCATCAGATAACCACAGCGCCTACGATGCGTCAAGCGGATGAGGTTTTAGCTCCTTTAAAAACCGCTATAATCAGATCAAAAGGCCCATTATTTCAGTTCTTAACCAGTGGCTCATTGCAAAATACCACAGGCCCAAAATCTAATAGACAGAAATTAGCGTCTACTAAAAAGGGAATAGAGAACATGATGACTGGATCACTATTGGAAGTTAGAGCTATGGACGTTGATAGTTTGCAAGGTTTAAGATGTAAAATAGCAACTATCGATGAATGGCTCTCCTGCGATACAAGAGAAGATGTGGTAGGTCCTATTGAACAAGGTGCATCCAAGTTCGATGATTATTTAATAGTATTAACGAGCTCGGAAGGAATAGTCCGAAACAGCATAGGCGATACTATGAAAATGGAGCTAATCGATATTCTAAAGGGTGAGTATGAAGCCCCGCACGTTTCGATTTGGTATTATAGATTAGACGATCAAAATGAAGTTGGTGATCCTAGAATGTGGGAGAAAGCAAATCCTAATATAGGAAAAACCGTAAAGAAGTTAGTATATCAGTTAGATGTAGAAAGAATGGAGAAAGCCCCATCTACAAAGAATGATATATTAGCTAAAAGGTTCGGAATACCTACAGAAGGATACACATATTTCTTCACATATGATGAAACTATAAAACATGCCAAATCTGATTTTTGGGGTATGCCATGCTCACTTGGAGCAGATATGTCACAGGGTGATGACTTCTGTGCATTCACATTTTTGTTCCCTTTACGAGATGGTTCATTTGGCGTTAAAACTCGAAGTTATATTACATCATTGACATACGCTCGATTATCGCCCGCTATGAAGCAAAAATACCAAGAGTTTATAGAAGAGGGAAGTCTAGTAATATTAGACGGAACTGTTCTTAAATTGGATGATATTTATGATGAATTAGACGGCTATATTCAAGAGCATCAGTATGACATATTAACTTTTGGCTTTGACCCATATAACGCTAGAGAATTTGTCGAAAGATGGGAACGAGAAAATGGGCCATATGGAATTGAGAAAGTACAGCAGGGTGCTAAAACAGAAACAGTTCCTTTAGGAGAAATAAAGAAATTATCTGAAGAGCGCATGCTTATATTTGATCAAGAGCTAATGTCTTTTACTATGGGTAATGCTATAGCATTGGAAGACACAAATGGTAACAGAAAATTGTTTAAGAAGCGTCGAGATGAAAAAATAGATAATGTTTCAGCATTACTAGACGCTTATGTCGCTTTTAAAAGACATAGTGATGACTTTGAAAACTAAGGAGGATCAATTAATGGCATCATTAAGAGAACGCCTCCGCAAATCGTGGAATGTTTTTATAGGGAAAGACAATGCGCAATATATGAATTATGGGCCGTCTTATTCCAGAAGACCTGATAGGTCAAGAACACTCTACGGAGGCACTAAGCAGTCGATTGTTTCTTCTGTAACAAGTCATATAGCTATAGATTGTGCTGCAGTCAATGTTCTGCATGCTAGAGTAGACGGAAATCATAGGTATGTTGAGACCATAGATGATGATCTTAATAAAATCTTTACATTAGAGGCTAATCTAGATCAAACAGGCAGAGAATTTAAGCAGGATATTATACAGTCTATGTTCGATGAGGGATCTGTAGCAGTAGTACCAGTCGAGACAAGTGATAAGATAGATGAGAATAGTGGAAGCTATAAAATTTATACAATGAGAGTTGGTAAGATTGTAGCTTGGTATCCCCAGCATGTTAAAGTCGACTTGTATGATGAACGAATTGGCCAACATAAGCAGATAATCCTTCCCAAAAGAGAAGTTGCTATAGTTGAAAATCCATTATATTCTGTAATGAATGAGCCAAATTCCATACTGCAAAGATTAATAAGAAAAATGAGCTTACTTGACACTATCGATGAGATAAGTGGCTCCGGAAAGCTCGATCTTATATTTCAACTGCCTTATTCTGTAAAGACTGAGACAAAAAGAAGAGAAGCTGCAAAAAGAAAAGCTGATATCGAAAAGCAGTTATATGAAAGTAAATATGGAATCGCTTATATAGATGCGACAGAAAAAGTTACGCAGTTAAACAGATCTATAGAGAATAATCTTCTCGCCCAGATCCAATATTTGCAAAAGCTATTCTACAATCAACTAGGTGCTACAGAAGAAGTATTTGATGGCACAGCAACTGAAGCAGTTATGCTGAATTACTATAATAGAACCATTGAGCCAATATTGGCCGCGTTCGTAGATGAATTTAACAGAAAGTTCATAAGTGACACGGCTAGATCACAAGGCCAAGCTATAATCTATTATAGAGAGCCGTTCAAGCTAGTACCTGTTGATAAGCTCGCAGACATAGCTGATAAATTTACTAGAAATGAAATTCTATCTTCTAACGAAGTCAGAGCGATCGTCGGATTCAAACCAATTGATGACCCTAGAGCTGATGAACTTAGAAATAAGAATATTAATGAATCGGCAGAGGTACTACCTCCAGCTAATACAAATCAAGCCGATTATCCACCTGAAGAAGGGCAATATTTAGATCATAGTGCAATCTATAATATATTACTACGATCTAGAAAGGAGAAAATTCAAAATGGCACCAAAAAACTGTGATTTCTGCGGCTGGGTAACAAAGAACGATACTCTTTGTTCAGATGGTAGAACTATCAGAAGAGATGCTTTCGCACATCAGGATGGCCAGAAGGTCCCTATGGTGTGGATGCATAATCACTCTACTCCTGACGCAGTCGTAGGATACACTATTCTTGAGAACAGACCAGAAGGTGTTTATGGATATTCCTATTGCAATAACACCGAGAATGGTAGAAAGATTAAGGAGCTTGTCCAGCATGGAGACATCAATTCGTACTCCATATTTGCAAACAAGCTTAAGGAACAGGCCGGCAATGTACTTCACGGAATTATTCGTGAGGTAAGTGT